AACATGTCTGAGATTACGATTCACTTTCATAAGCGTAGACTTACCGAAGACCAAGACCTATTTGTAAGAGAGGGTGACTTTGTTCTCTACGGAGACCTCTACTATGAGATTATGGCTTTATCTTCACAGAGAAGGTTATTCGGTCAAGTAAACCAAACATTTGAAATCTCTGCTAAATGTAAGAGAGCACGCAAGGGACTATTTGATGCTACCTGATAACTTTGATTTTACACAACTACCAGAAGATAGGGATAACTTTACCCTCAAAGAGATAGGATTACTTGCTTCTCGTATCGAAGATATTGATTATGCCATATTTTCGTGGCTAAAAGAAGACTTAAAGTTATCTACTCTAACAAACGAAGGTTATAAACAAACCCCAATCCTTTGGCAAACACCGGAAAGAGCATTCCAAATTAAAAATAATAAGGATTTGAGAGTTCCTGACGATCATAGTTCTGGTGCCATTACACTTCCTGTTGTCACCATTGAGAGAACAGGGATTACCAAAGACCCAACTAGAAAAGGCGGCTTTCAGGCACATACTTTTTCAAATAGTAGAAATGGTAGAGCAGGTCGTATGGTTATTGCAAAAAGAATTAAACAAGATAAAACAAGAAACTTTGCCGTAGCCGAAGGCTTACGAACCAACACCGATGGTAGTCGCCAAAAGTATTTCCCAAGAGTTAATAAAAAAGTTGTTATTGAATTTTTATCTATTCCAATCCCAATATACATAAATCTTGATTATAAGATTATTGTAAAGACAGAATACCAACAGCAAATGAACGACCTTACTCAGCCCTTCATGACGAGAACAGGACAAATAAATTCTTTTGTAATGCGTAGAAATGGGCATCTTTATGAAGCGTTTATTGATCAAGGCTTCAGCCAATCGAATAATGTTGCAAACCTTGGAGAAGATGAAAGACAATTCACTAGTGAAATAAACATAAAAGTTCTAGGATATCTTATAGGTGAAGGCAATAGCGACGACAGACCTATTGTAAGAAAGGACGAAAACGTCGTAGAAATTTCCTTTCCAAGAGAAACTGTGGTTCCAGCCGGAAATGATGACTTTTTTATGGACTAAAGACATCCTGAAGTGTTTTGGTAAACCATGCTACTATTTAAACTATGATTGATAATGCTTTATAGCATGTTTTATAAAAAGTGAGGAACTACTAATGCCCGTAAAAAACTTTAAATTCGTCTCCCCCGGCGTATTTATCAACGAAATTGATAACTCATTCAGACCAAGAAGAGCAGATACTATTGGACCAGTCATTATTGGACGCTCAACTCGTGGTCTTGCAATGCAGCCAGTTACTGTTGAATCATACTCTGACTTTGTTACCCAGTTTGGTGGAACAGTGCCCGGAAATGCTGGTGGAGATGTTTACCGTGGAGGCAACTACCAGTCTCCAATGTACGGCACCTACGCGGCTAAAGCCTTCCTAAACGCAAATGTTGCACCTGTAACATTCGTTCGCCTTCTTGGTCAGCAAACCACCTCTAACGATGGGACTGCCGATGCACAAGCTGGCTGGCAAACTGCAAACCAAGTAGCTTCTTCTGCTGCTTCAAACGGTGGAGCATACGGACTTTGGGTCGCTGCCAGTGGCTCCTCTGCTGAAGTCACTGCAACTCTAGCGGCAGTCCTTTATGTAGATAAGGGATATGTTCAGCTTAGTGGAACTTATTTCGATGGTAATGGTGGAACCGCCACTACTGGTGCTGCTGGACACTTTATTACAACAGATTCAGATGGACTTTTCACTCTTGAAATTTACAACGAGTCATCAGCACTACAAGAAAAAATCAAGTTTGATTTTGATGATTCAAAAGAAACCTTTATTCGCAAGCGTCTAAACACAAACCCACAAGTAATGGAAGCAAGTCAAGCTTTTTATCCTGCTGCTTCTGAAAAAACTTATTGGCTTGGTGAGTCATTTGAGCAAGAACTACGCGACGGCTCAGATAACAGCCTTGGTAATTTAACAACTAACGATAATCTTATCGGAATTATCCTTGCACTTAAAGAAGGCGATAATGCTCCTTCTAAGATGAAAGGTCAGGCATCACGCGAAGCTACCGCTGGTTGGTTTATCGGACAAGACTTAGGCGATCCCGCAAGCTTTACTCCTGCTGACAAGCAAAAACTATTCCGCCTAGTTGGTCGTGGGCATGGCGAATGGTTACACAAGAACGCAAAGGTTTCAATCGAGAAGATTCGCGAGTCTAACACTACTACAAGTGATTACGGAACTTTCTCTGTCGTTATCAGAGACCTAAGAGATACTGACAACAATGTTGTTGTTCTTGAGAGATTCGATAACCTCACACTCGATCCTTCCTCCCCAGATTACATTGCAAGAAAAATTGGTGATCGCTACTACAAGTGGGATACTGATCAGAAGAGACTAAGAGAATATGGTGATTACGATAACCAGTCACGCTACATTAGAGTAGAAATGAACGCTGATGTTGATGCTGGCGCAACTGACCCAGTTCTTCTTCCTTTCGGATACTTTGGTCCTCCCAAGATTGCCAACATTTCAAGTCTTTCCGGCTCTGGTGTTGCGCTTGCTTCCACCTTTGTAACTGGTGGGCTAGGTATCCCAACTGGCGTTTCTGATATTCTTGGTTCTAGCTCTCAAGTAACTGCTTCACTGGTCTTCCCTTCAGTTAGACTAAGAGTCAGTGCTTCCGATGGCGGACTTCCTGACCCAACTGATGCTTATTTTGGTATGATGAGCACAAGAGAAGCAACCTCTACTCGCGCAGACGCTAGTATCGCTGATCCCCACCGCTTGCTTTACAGCGGCTTCTCCGAGGATCCAACCAGTGGTGCCATAACAGGCGTAGATGGATACGCTTATGTGTTCTCGCTTAACGATCTAACAGCAAGCTCCGGTCGATACTACTACGAATCTGGAGCCCGTGCTGCTGCGGCTACTGCAGGTAGAGCAGAGATTACCGAAGGCGCAATCATCACTGCTGGACATAACCGCTTTACTGCACCGTTCTGGGGTGGTTTCGATGGATTCGATATCAAGAAGCCAGATCCAATGTATAACTTGGGCATGGCTTCTGCAACTCAAGATAGCAGCTATGCTTACCACACTATTCATAGAGCAATCGATACTGTTGCAGATCCAGAGTTTATCAATATGAACTTGCTCACAATGCCCGGTCTCACAAATGAAGGTCTAACAACCCACATGATTAATGTTTGTGAAGCCCGTGCTGATGCCATGGCTCTTGTTGACCTTCCAAATGTTTACATTCCTCCACATGAGAAGTATTACGCTACTCGCCCTGAAAGAATTGGAACTAACCCAAATCAGGCAGCTACTGATCTACGCGCTAGAAGACTCGATTCTTCTTACGGTGCTACTTTCTATCCATGGGTTCAGACTCGTGATGATAACAGCGGACAGCTTGTTTGGATTCCGCCCACTGTTGCTATGATGGGTGTTCTTGCAAGCTCCGAGAGAGCATCACAAGTATGGTTTGCACCCGCAGGCTTCAACCGTGGTGGACTTTCAGACGGTGCTGCTGGCATTCCAGTCGTAAATGTAACAGAACGTCTCACTTCCAAGCAGCGCGACGTTCTTTACGAATCCCGTATTAACCCAATCGCTAGTTTCCCAAGCACCGGTATCGTAGTGTTCGGTCAGAAAACCCTACAGGAGCGTCCATCTGCCCTAGACCGCATCAACGTGCGTCGTCTAGTAATCTACCTCAAGAAGCAGATTTCCATACTTTCTACTCAGATTCTCTTGAGCAGAACGTGCAAGCAACTTGGAACCGCTTCACTTCTTTGATTGAGCCCTTCCTAGCTAATGTCAAGACTCAGTTCGGTATTACTGATTACCGTCTAATCCTTGACGAGACTACCACTACCCCCGACCTAATTGATCAAAACGTTCTTTACGCTAAGATTATGGTCAAGCCAGCGCGTGCCATTGAATACATCGCAATTGACTTTGTGGTTGCTTCTACCGGCGCATCTTTTGATGATTGATTTTAAGGGGGCTTTTGCCCCCACCTACTACTTATTTATGAAACATAGGAGAACCTAACATATGCCATTCTGGTCAACCGATTTTGGACAAGATACAACCCTTAAAGATCCAAAGCGTAAATTTCGATTTACCGTAGAATTCCAAGGAATTAATGCTGCTCAGGGTGGCGCACTTCTTTGGTACGCTAAAACTGCCGCTAAGCCTTCTTTTACTATTGCTGCTGCAGAACACAAATACCTAAATCATACATTTTATTACCCCGGCTCTGTTA